CCCCCATCACGTCCTACGCCTCGCTCCGCCAGACCGAGACCTCGCTCTCCGAGCCAGACACGGCTGAGTGCGAGGACTGCGGCAAGACCAAGCCGGTCGACGAGATGCGCACCCTGGGCGGAGACCGACAGACCGAGAACGGACCGGTGGCCTTCCCGTCCCAGTGCGAGGACTGCTCGAAGAAGCAGTATCAGGATGCTGCCCGCCGCTACGCACCCCGCCACGCCGTCAACGATGCCGAGATGAGCCAGTACTCCTCCGAGGTCGCCAACCAGCGCGACCCCGGCGAGGCTCCGGCCGACACGCAGTGCAACTCCTGCGGAGGCGACTTCAACTACGACGCGCACGGCGCGTGCCCGCACTGCGGTGAGAAGGACATCCACCAGTTCACCGACCACGAGCCGCGCGACGACCAGGACGACTACTACGACGACCCCGACTCCGCGATGGACTCCGGCGATCCCTACGACCGGCACGCTGACGCGATGGATCGTCGTCGTACCTACTCGCTGGCAGAGCCGCCCCCTTTCTCCCGCACGGCTGAGGTCGAGGGCGACGAGGACGAGGACCTCGACCACGATCCAGAGGGGCCGGACCCCGACGACGCGAGGGTCGAGGTCGGCACCAACCGCTGGGGCAACGAGACCGCGTACCACGCCCACCACGGGCGCGCGTACCTCGGACACTTCCCGGACGAGGCCCAGGCCCGTGCCGCGCTGTGGGACCACGAGGACGAGCACCCCGGCTACCACCCCAACCACTGGGTCGACGGCCACCTGGACACGTCCAATGACCGCCAGGAGTACGACAAGGACCCGCACGGCTGGATGATGCGCAACAGCCCCGACTACGAGCACGCCCAGCAGCGCGACGTCGGCGAGACCGTCGATGACGCGCTGGGGGACAGCGAGCACCTCAAGGGCCTGCTCGGCGACAACAAGATCGGCCCGACGAAGTGGTCGAGCAAGACTGCTGACCATGGGGACCACCGCGATCTCCAGGTAGGCCCGACCGACGACAGCGACGGCAAGGAGTACTCGCACGGGCACGACACCTGGAAGGGCGAGTCCTTCACCTACGAGCCCGGTCTCGGATGCCCGCACTGCAAGGACGGGTTCATGACCGAGGACGCTCGCTCGCGGCACATCCGCGAGCAGCACCCAGGTGAGTACTCCGGCCCCACCGACGACCTCATGATGGCCAAGGATCGCATCAACGAGATCCGTGGCCAGGCCTCGAAGACGGCAGCCTCGGGTCCGTGTAACTGCGGAGGGGGCGGTCACTCCGGCGACGAGCACTACGAGTGGGCCCAGGCGCGTCATGCCGAGGGAACGCACGACGCCTGGGGCCGCCCTCTGCACCAGGCGTTCGACGGGCACGGCGCATGGGACTGCAACAACTACGACTGCACCGAGCACCCGCAGTCGATGTACGAGCAGAAGCCTGGCGAGATGCCGGGCTGGCTCGCCAACGACGTCGCGAGCCCCGAGGAGAAGAACCTCCGCAAGCAGGTCAACGACGCCACCTCAGGGAGCGAGTGGCTGCTCGACCAGCAGCACGAGGGTCCGACGAAGTACTCGTCTCAGGGGACCCCGGGCCCGTACGACAGCACCTGCGTCCACTGCGGTGAGCCGCTCCGCAAGCACCTCTACGACGAGGGCGTCTGGGTCAACCGCAAGAACGAGTCGGGCAAGGACGGCCACCTGCACGAGCCGCAGCGTGGCTTCTACGACGCCGCCGAGAAGATCGAGGACGCCTTCGCCGGGACGCCGCACCACGTCTATGACGAGTTGGCCGAGAACCGCATCGGCCCGAGCAAGTACTCCTCGCTCGACCCCTACTCGCTGATCCGCGAGGCGGCAGCCGACCCCGAGTTCCGCTTCGAGTTCACGGGCTCGTGGAGCGACGTCCGCAACAAGGCCAAGCGGATCCGCACCGAGGGCGGTGTCCGCATCGTCGTCGCTTCGAGCCAGGGCATCCAGGCTGAGGTCAAGGGCGACCACCACATCTACGAGACCGGTCTCCAGTACGCACCCGGCTCGCGCAAGATCGCGATCTGGCAGTGCGGCTGCAAGTGGGCCGCGTACGCCTGGGGACGCAGCCCTCGCTACAAGCGCTTCGAGGGGCGCATGTGCAGCCACGCGCTGGCTGTCCAGTTCGAGGCCTCCTCTCGGGGCATGTTCGGCCGCGAGGTCAGCCAGGGCGATGGCCTGCTCCCCGGCCAGAAGAAGCGCACCCCGGTCGTCATCCAGTTCGACAAGGACGACGACAAGAACCTGACGCGCCGCACCGTGCCGCCGGGCAACATGCGCACCGTCTGGTCGAAGGTCATCGAGCCTGCGCCGGTCATCACGACCGTCGCGCAGATGGCCACGTCCGGAGACGACGCTGACGAGATCGGCATCCTCCTTGAGGCCTCCTCGATCCGATCGACGGCCCTGGTGCGCTTCGCCAAGATGGCTGCGGTCAACGATGCCTGGGGCGAGCCTGCGCCGCCTCAGCAGACATGGCCGACGCTGCCCGGCGCGACCAAGCAGAAGGACCCGATGGAGAACCCGGCCAGCGCCGGATTCGCGGCCGGTCCCGACCCCATCGGCTGGCACTCGATCAGCCCGATGACGATGGGTGACCGCGTCGCGTCGCACTACAGCGAGCAGGCGTACGAGGGCGACTCCGACGTCTGCGCGAACTGCGGCAAGTCGATCAGGCGCACGACAATGGATCCCAACGTCCCGTGGGTCCACCACCACTCGGGCAACTCCAAGTGCGACGTGTCCTCCCCGGCGGACGCAGTGATGCTCCAGGGCGTTGATTCCGGCGAGGCTGCACCGACGATGCACACGCCGGAGAACGAACTCTCTCCGACGCATTGGTGCCACTTCTGCGGGATGGGCGTCACGCCAGATAGCAAGGGCAACTGCCCTGGATGCAACTCCGATGACGACCTCTCACCCATGGGTGGCCAGCACGAGTCGTCCCTTGATGACGGCACGGCCACCTGGGACTCGGGAGACCAGAACGAGTACGGCGTCCAGGCAGATCTCCACGACGAGCCTGAGCCCGCCCTCCCGTCGACCGACGGATCGGCGATCAGCGATGGCCTGCTGGGAGACCAGTCCAGTCAGGGGCATGCCGTCTATGACGACGTACTGAGCCCCGAGAGCGAGTCGATCATGTCGACCGGCTCGGTCGAGTCGATCGTCGCCGAGTTCCAGCGCACTGCCGGGGCACAGGTCATCATGAAGGACTCGGGTCGCGGAGGCCCTGGCCCGAGCGACTCGGACATCGCCGCAGCAGCGCGAGCCCACCTGGAGGGGAAGACTGCGATGCGGGCCTTCTCTCCGGAGGAGCAGCGCCGCCTGATCGACGAGCCCGGCCGCGCTGGCAACACCGACGTCCTCGACATCGCAGACACGCACTACGCGGCGCTCGACGCCATCCGTGGCGACGACGACGATGACGAGGACTGGATGGGCTGATGAGTGGACGAGTTCCTGGTCGTTCTGCTCCTGATCGTCTTGGCCCCGCTGATCATCCGCGAGTACCGGGCCCTGGTCTGGGCCTTGTCGAAGCACGGAACCACCCTGCTCGACTACCTCGACAGGGCCAACGCCCCACTCATCGTCCGGGCTATTCTGCGATGGCTCGTCGGCCCGCTGGGCTGGCTCGCCAAGCAGTTGAACCGGGAGAAGGCAGTCTCCGAACTGCTTGAGCAACCTGAGATGCCGGAGATCGAAGAACCAGCAGGGGAAGCGATGCCATGACGAACGCCTTCACGCTCTCCGTGGACACGACGCCTCCAGGCAACCCTCAGATGGTCCTCGACGGAGGGGTGCTCTTCACTGCATCGCTCGACGGAACCGTGCACCTCACGGCATCCGGTGCGGCCGACATGAAGATCTGGGGCGACGTCGACCTCACGGCCAACGTGAATATCCAGGACTTCGAGACCAACTCGACGTGGATCCCCTTCACCGCAGACACCGACGTCACCTTCTCGGTTCCGGTCGGCCGCAAGCGCATCTACGCCAGGGTCCGAGACGACCTCGGCAACCTCAGCCCGGTGTTCGGTGCCTACATCGACTATGACCCCGGCTACCCGCTGGTGACCATCGTCGTGCCGTCTCTGGTGAGCCGGGTCTCGGAGGTGTCCGGCCACGACACCGCGTCCTTCTCGTGGGAGGCTAATCACCCCTTCACCGACTACGAGGTGCGAGTCATGCCGACGACCGCGAGCCCGTACTACGGGGGATCCGCGATCGGCATCGCGCACGGCTCGGTCAACGTCGTCGGGACAGGCTCTTTCCCTGCGACCACGCCGATCACCACAACGGTCAAGGGGGCCGACCTCCAGGCTGCGAGCCCCGGCGACGGGCCGGTCATCATCAAGGTGTTCGTCAAGGACGCCTCTGGCCGCTGGTCCCCCTGATGGGCAACGTCAATCTTCGCTCGGCGCTAGTCACCATCACGGTCGACCAGACGCCTCCCCGGGTCACGATCACCAGCGAGGAGAGGGCCGAGTGGCCCGACCCCGTCGACTTCCTCGTGGTCTCGGACAAGCCGATCGCAGCCCGCTCCTACTCCTTCGTAGACGATGCCGGTCAGACCTTCCGGCTCGGTTACGAGTCTCTCGACGAGCGCACTGACCTCGTGATCTGTCCCAGTCTCGGACTCGCGCAGGGGCGCGGGATCTTCTTCATCACCGTGGCTGATGACGTGGGGAACGAGTGTCGGATGCAGCAGCAGGTCGCGGTCGTCTCACCCGCACCGTTCGATGCTGCGATCGGCATGCAGCGGATCTACATGGCCGTGACCAGGCATCAGCCGGTCTTCTACGTCGAGACGAACAGCGAGGAGGGGTGATGGCTAAGCAGTCGTACCTGGTCGGCGAGACCGTCGTCCTGGTGGCCACCTCGAAGGACCCCTCGACCGGCGAACTCGTCGATCCCGCAGCCGTCATCCTGGTGTCGCTCAAGCATGGCACTACGAGCCTCGATGTGACCGGCCTCACGGTCGTCCACGTCTCTCTCGGCACCTACAAGATCATCATCAACACCACGGGTTTCCAGCCCGCCACCTATACCTGGCTGGTCCGCTTCGAGGATGCGGGCGGTCACGCAGCGTTGTCGACCGACTACTTCGTGCTCACTGCTGTCTGAGGCCCCTCTTGCCCAGCGAAGGGGTAGAGGAACGCAAACCGGACAGAGGGAGGCTCGCATGCTCAAGTCGAGAGCCCTTGGTCAGATGCTTCCCCGTGGCTGCTACGTCATCCACCACGCCCTGTTCGCCCTGGCCGGGCTCATCGGGATCACAGGCCGCCTCTCGCCAGTCCTGGGGATCATCCCCGACTTCGGCCTGGTCCTAAGCATCGGCCTCCTGATCGCAGGCCTGATCGGGATCTACGCCAGGTTCAACAGCGATGACGAGGCCGAGATCATCGCGCTGCGCATGATGAGCACGCTGTCGCTGGCCTGGGGCTGCGCCGTGCTCTACTCGGTCTGGACGAGCGGCTCCCAGAACATCATGGGCGGCATCTCGTTGATCGCGCAGAGCGCAGTCCTCTGGGGCTTGGCCCAGGGGATCTTCAAGGGCTACCGAGCCGATGTCGAAGACATCCAGGCGTTCATGCTGATCCTGTTCGAGGCCCCCTCGACCGAGCCAGCCGAGGGGGAGGAAGACAAGTGACCGACCTGACCACGAGCCAGGCAGTCGTCGACATCATCGTGGCTGTCGTCGTCGCGGTGCTGGCCTATGGTGCTACCTCGCTGATCGCCCTCCGGCGAGACGAGCGGGCGGGCCGCAACGACGATGTGAACCTGTTCAACCAGGTCAAGCGCGCGGCGGCCGAGCAGATGCTGGAGATGCGCAACGACCTCATCGAACTCCGAGCGCGGGTGGACACCTCCGAGGAACGGGCAGACGAGGCGGAGCGCCGGGCCGACAAGGCCTTCCGCCAGTTGCGCAACCTGCGGACCAAGTTCAACACCGCTGTCGACCACATGGGTCGGCTGGAGGAGACGTTGCGGGCTCAGGGGATGACCGTGCCGATCCGTCCGACGACCCTCCGAGATCTCAGCCCCGACGAGGATTGACTCCAGGGATCCTTGGGTGCGATACTGGTGGAGCCAGAGCAGCAGCCACAGGAGGTCCCCATGAACCGCCCCGCCCCGACGCTCCGCCGTCAGAGCCAGATGCCCGTCCGCGTGAACAAGTACGCCGCGACCTGCGAGTCGTGCCACGGTCGCGTCGAGGCCGAGCAGGGCTTCCTCAGCCTGGAGGACAGCCAGTGGGTCGTCCGGCACCCCGCCGGTCGCTGTGGTGTCACCGAGCCCGTGGCCGCTCCTCCGTCGCGTCCCACCATCGTGAAGGTCCCCGACGGCCGCTACACGATCCAGTTCGCCGACGGCACCTACAAGACCCTCAAGGTCGCGGTGCAGCCCGACGACGCCGACTTCATGCCCGGCCGCCAGGTCATCTCCTACCTGTCCGGCTCGAACAACGACAGCGACTACACGCGCTTCGCGCACTTCCTGGAGAACGGCACCGTCGTGGTCTGGCAGAAGCACCAGGCCACCGAGTCTCTGCGCGAGGCGCTCAAGGTCCTCATCGCCTCGCCTCAGGCTGCCGCGCTCGCCTACGCTGAGGAGTCCGGCTGCTGCGCCCGCTGCGGTCGCACCCTGACCGTCCCCGCCAGCCTGCACGCCGGATACGGCCCTGACTGCATCACGAAGGTCTCCTGGTGAAGCACCCCTCGACGCAGAGCCCGGCTCGCCGCAAGCGCATCCGCTGGATGATCGTGGAGGAGGAGCCGGGCCGCTTCGTCGTCGAGCGGGACGGGCGCGAGGCGCTCCCCGGCACCACCAAGATGAAGTGCATCGCCTGGATCCAGAGCACCTTCCAGGACGGCGACAGCGTCGTGCTCAGGGAGTCGGACGGCTTCGAGCAGATCATCACCCGGCGGGTCGCTCGTCGCTGAGCAAGCGCCCCGGCCCACAGACGCCAGGATAGTGGACCCAGCCAAGAGCACGGCCCCCTGTCGGGCAGGCTGCTTCCCCGACGAAGGGGTAGGAGGTGCCAGGTGCTCAAGTTCGCTGTGGCAGATGTAAAGATCTTGGACTCGGTCCTGGTACCCCAGGACGCGAATCGCTCTGCCCGCCGAGCCCTCAAGGTCGCGCACCGGCACCACTTCAACTACACCCCGCGCGCTGGATACCTCTACGTGAGGTCGCGGATGATCTCGTCTCGCTGCAATGACAACTTCGACGAGTTCCCGGCCCCCGAGATCGAGAAGGGCTACAAGACCTTCATCGGCAAGCCGGTCTTCGTCAACCACCACAACGACGACCACCGCCGCATGCGTGGGGTCATCATCGACGCGGCGCTCCACCGCGACACCCTTCCCAGCGGTGCCCCCGACACCTGGGTCGAGGGCCTCATGGAGGTCGATGCAGTCCGCTTCCCGCGACTGGCCAAGGCGATCATCAAGGGCGACATCGACCGCACCTCGATGGGCTGCGACGTCGACTACTCGCGTTGCTCGGTCTGCGACAACAAGGCCACCAACCCGGCCGAGTACTGCAAGCACATCCCGCGAATGAAGGGCCAGCGGATCTATCGGGCCGACCCGAAGACGGGAAGGAAGGAGGGCATCCTCGTCCGCGAGATCTGCTACGGGCTGCGCTTCTTCGAGAACAGCCTGCTCGTCGAGGAGCCTGCCGATCCGACTGCGTTCTTCACCGGGGTCGACACATCCGGCCTGGCGATTACCGCGAGCAAGACGGCCATGCGCGACCAGGCCACCTGTCCTCACGACGGATCGTGGAACCGGCACGGCCAGTGCATGCAGTGCGGCTGGTCGGCCGCGACCGAGGATGACGAGCCGTGCGACAACGAGTGGTGCCAGGACCACGAGGCACCGCACTCCAAGGGCGAGCACATGGACCCGCCGCACCTGGACCCGGGCCACCCGGACTACCAGAGCGCCGAGCGGAACGTCGAGGACGCCTTCAAGGGCAGCAACGAAGCGTGGCTGCTCCGGCACAAGACGATCGGCCCGACGAAGTGGTCGAGCCTGTCGGTGATGGCTGGGCTGTTCGACTTCGATCCCGCACCCCACCGACCGGCGTCGTACTACGAGATGCCTGAGCGCCAGCAGAACGGGATAGACCACACCCTGGAGACGATGCACCAGGCGCGACTCATGGGCCACAAGCCGATGGGTGTCGCTGGCAAGGGCGTCATCAACATCCACTGCGAGCACTGCCCGAACACTACGACCGTCTACTACCAGGGCGGCTCGTCGAAGCACCCGGGTGAGTGGCTCTCCCGTGGCGCTCTGCACGCCTCTCCCTGCGAGGGCAACCCGAAGAGCCTCGGCTACCAGGAGAACGCTGGCCCCTACCCGCAGGGCGAGAAGTGGACCGATGCCGAGCACCGGACCTTTGGCCCCGAGGACGAGACGATGCACTCTCTCTCGTCGATGGCCTCGCACTTCGCCTCGTCCCTTCGGACCATGGCTGAGTCCTTCGAGATCCCGCTGTCCGACGACGACCGGAACTTCTACCAGCAGATGCGCGACGCGGGCGAGATGCGGGCGCAGATGCACGAGCACGGCCAGAAGCGCGAGGTGAACCTCGCCGACCCCACCGACCTCAAGTCGCACCTGTGCGAGGCGCACGACATATACCCCGCTGACTTCTGGCGCAACTCCTACGACGAGGACCACCCGGCGCTCGACATCGCCCACGGCGACGACCGGCCGCTACGCCATGGCGAGTTGAAGAGGCTGCACGCCCACGACCACAAGCACTCGCCCGGCGACTACCCCGGAATCATCGTGGGGGAGAGCCACTTCCACTCGGCCAGCAAGACCGCCGAGTTGTCCGACGAGGAGATCAGGCATGGTCTCGACCTGCCCGCAAACAAGGGCGAGGAACTCGGCAAGTCCTTGTGGAAGGGGATGATGGACATCTTCGACCCGGGCGGCACCGACGAGTCTCGGGCCTCCGAGCGCCGGACCCAGACGATGAGCGATCTGCTCGACAAGGGGCACAAGCCGGAGCACATCAAGTTCGACGAGGACGACGAGCCGTACGCCAAGGTGACCCACCCGTCGGGCTGGCATGCCAAGGACCGGGGCGGCGTCTACATCGGCATCGGGCACGAGGCGACCGGCGACGACGAGGACCATGACGTCTTCAACGTGTCGAACCCCGACGGCTACGGGGCGCAGAAGATCGACCGGCCGACCCTCCAGAAGAAGTTGAACCACTGGGTCGGCGAGCATGGGGACGAGTACGCCCAGAACATGAGCGACCCGCGCATCCGTCGCTGGCAGCGCACCCACCACGCCTCGCTCGACCAGCGGGTGATCAGCCCGACGCCGATCGACGTCATCCAGCACAAGCCGAACGACCAGGTGACCTACCACTGCCCGACGTGCGGTGGATACGACTACAGGACTGTGCCTCATGAGCAGTTCGGCCAGGGCATCATCGACTCGCTGATCGCGCAGCACCAGTGCCGAGGCTCCAGGACGGCCGCTGGCGGCTCGAACGACCGGATGGTGAAGTGCACCGAGGGTCACGAGCACTGGGGCGCAGGAGGCGCTGCTGGCCTCCTGCTGCGCCACCGTGGGCATGACGGCGAGACGCGCTACCTTCTCCAGAAGCGTGGGCCGAAGGTCGACCATCCGAACACCCACTCGATCCCTGGTGGCGCGCTCGCCCCCGGTGAGACCCCGGTGCACGGTGCGATCCGAGAGGGCCTGGAGGAGATGCACGCGCTGCCGAACTTCCGTGTCCGGGACACCCACATCAGCGACTGCGGCGGCTGGAAGTACTACACGGTCATCGCTGACGTGGACAATCAGTTCGACCCGCCCGGGGACGATGATGAGCATGGCGGAGCGGACTGGCACACTGCGCGGGAGATCTCAGGTCTCAAGTTGCACCCGGGCTTCGCGAGTTCATGGGACGACATCCAGGAGCGAGGGCACTGATGAGGACGACCGCTGGTCCGTACCCCAAGGACGAAGAGGCCGCAGGCAAGCACTCGGGGCGAGAGATGTCCTCGTGCCGTATCTGTGGCTCGGACATCTACAAGGTCAACGACGGAAGCCCCGACAAGTACTCCTGGCAGCACGACATCACGGCCGGTGCCGGGGTGCCCCACCAGGCCTACCCGATCGACACACCGGACGCTGCTGCCGAGTCGGAGGCAGGTATCGACGTCGAGGCGGCCGGTCCCCGCCGGTTCTTCGCCGAGCACCCGAGCGGCTACCGCGCGGAGTACAACGGCGGGTCTCGCTACCACATCTACGACGGCGACCAGCCGGTCGACTCGCCGCACCTGCCGGGCTACAGCGATGCCATGGGGCACGACGAGATCGAGGGACTCGCGAGCAAGTACACCCGGTCTCGTCTCCAGCGGCACCTCAACTCGTGGGTCAAGCGCAACGGCGACTCCTACACCCAGTTCAACCACCCCGAGGACGAGCCGCTGTCGTACGCGGATCGCCAGCGCTTCAAGGAGTTGGACCGAAACGCCTCGCTGACCCTGGAGGCCTTCCTCTACTTCTTCGAGGCCAAGCCGAAGAAGCCGGTCGGCGAGATGTCCGATTCCGAGTACGAGGTGCACAAGCAGACGGTGGCTCGCGAGAAGGCTGAGGGGGAAGCCTGGAACGCGAAGCACAAGATCAACGCGAAGCACATCGTCGACCACTGGGACAAGGCCACTCCGGACGAGATCCACACCGGCATGTCGTGGTACCACGATGCCCACCACATGGCCAAGCACATCGCCAACGACACGGGCACGCCGATGCACGTGATGGCCGGGCTTGTCTCGAACTACTCGCCCCAGACCCACTGGGCCACCAACATCATGACCGCTGCGAAGGTCGCTCGGACCAAGACGCCGATGGGCGGCAAGGGCGAAGGCGTGCTGGCCTCGGAGAATCAGAAGAAGGCCGCCGGTCGCATGCTCGATGGCGAGCACTACGACAAGGTGCTGGCCGGTCCGAAGACTCGCGCGTTCGCTCACCTGATCGAGCACGGCGGGAACGCCGATGACAATGACTCGCACGTGGTCATCGACCGTCACGCGCTCTCCGTAGCCACCGGCCGACGTGCATCCGACATCGCCTACTCCTACTCGAAGTTGGGCAACAAGGGCCGCTACGACGAGGCCTCTCACGCCTACCACCTCGCAGCCAAGCGCATCTCGAAGAAGGTCGGCCACAAGGTCAGCGCGCACCAGGTGCAGGCGGCGACATGGCTCGTCCGTCAGCGGCTGAACGAGGAGGAGGACCGTGCTGCCTCGAAGACCTCGTCGTCCTCCAGCGCATCGCTCGCTCGCAAGTCGATCGAGCACTGGAACTCCTACGCTGGCGAGCACCACCCGGGCCTGCTCGGGAAGATCCCCGGAACCGGCTACTCGTCGGCCCCCGAGGACGTGAAGCACGCCGTCAACCTCAAGTCCGAGGGGAAGGGCGTCACCAAGGAGGGCTCGCGCATGGACCGGCTCGCGTACGGCGACATCAAGGCCCCCAACGACGTCGACACGCTGCGCGAGTCTGAGTGCCCGGTCTGCGGCAACGATGACTCGTGGGACGGCGACCGATGCCAGGTCTGCGGCTTCTTCCGTCCCCCGCAGATGTTCATGGACCCCGACACCTCGGTAGCCCGGGAGGTCGACCTCCGCAAGGACGTGGCCGACCAGAACGGCATCGAGCAGCCAGGCATGAACGCTGATGGTGATGTCGTCGGTGGTGCTGGGGCGCAGGAGAACCAGGGCGGCGGTATGGGTCTCAACGACCCCATGGACCCGAGCGCCCTGTCCGAGGACGGCATGATCGGTGGCGACCCGAACGACCCGACGCAGCCCGGCGGCGGGGACGCCATGCCGAATACCGACCAGGCCGACCCCAACGGGATCGCAGCGGCCGACGCACAGTCGGCGTCCAACGACATGCTCATCCCGGGGAACCTCGACGAGAGCGGCCAGCCGATCGACCCGGGTGCGGCCAACACGTACTTCAACCAGGGGGGCGAGCCCTTCGCCCCTGGTCCGAACGCGCCGAGCCCTGAGCAGCCTATTGAGCCCGGTGGCTTGGACGAGGAGGGAAACCCGATCGACCCGTCGCAGCAGGGGATCCCCGAGCCTGGCATGGATGGGCAGGAGCCCGCTCCGGCCACCGACGGCGAGCCCGGGACACCGGACGACGGCGTGTCCGACCTCATCTGCCCCGCCTGCGGCTTCCAGGCCGACGGCGGCCAGCCGACCAGTCAGGGCGACTCTGCCATGGACTCGCAGGTCGCGAGCCCAGGCATGATCGAGGGCGACGCCTGCCCCCGGTGCGGTCAGGCGGCCATGCAGTCGATCTCCTCGATGATGGTGTGATCCGATCCTGTCGAGGAGGCCTCTTCTCCGATGAAGGGGTGAGCAACCCCGCCGTGGGGTCGCCGCGCCATGAAGGTAGGTAGTAATGGCCCGTCCCCTCGTGCAGGCGATGCAGGAGCAGCAGCGAGAGATCGCGACCCTCCGTGCCCAGGTCGCGTTCATCGCACACGTCGCTGGTCTCCAGCCGCAGATGACCGCCATCGCAGCGAAGACCGCCGACATCAACAACCCCGCGCAGCCGGTCCCGGACCCGGGCGAGCAGGGGCCCTCGCAGACGACCGAGCAGGCCGCCACCGCCGAGGCCCACGACGACCCGACGGTCATGGGGGCCACCCCCGGCTCCATGAACGGACTCGCGGCGGAGATGCAGGACAACCCGACCAACGTCGGAGAGTCCCTGCCCACCTCGCCCTTCGGCCAGCAGGTCGACGTGACCGCTCCGGTCGCAGGCACCAACACCGGAGAGGTGCCGCTGCCCGCAGTGCGCACCGAGGTCGACGTCCGCGTCGGCAACCCGGACGACCCGCAGCCCGCGTTCCCGTGGACCATCGCAGCCAACCGCACCATGGCTGCGATGCACCTCGCGCGGCTCCGCGTCTCGGCCGGTCTGGCGCAGGGCGACGACCTCGTCCTCGCTGCGAAGATCGAGAAGGACGCCAGCATCTCCAACGAGATGCTGGAGCACGAGGTCCGCGTCCTCTCGAAGGTCGTGGATGCCCGTCCGCGTCGTCAGGCCTCGCGCTCGACCGGCACGGTTCCGCGCTCGGCCGGAGTGCAGCGGGTCAGCCCGTCGCTCGTCCCGGACTCCTCGTCCCTGTCCACCACCGCCTCGCTTGACGGTGGCGACGAGGACCTCTTCCTCTGAGCAATCGGAGGTCGGACGACCCCTGGAGGTCGTTGCCTTAGGCGAGAGCCCCGCCCGAGACCGGGTGGGGCTCTCGGCTTTCCTAAGGATCCCAGTCCTGTCGAAGTGCCTGTTTCACCGATGAAGGCTTGAAGGCGAGCCGGGCAGTTCGGCTCCATCCCAGACGGAGGTAAGAGCCGATGCTGCGCACTCGTCTCACCAAGTCCTACATCAAGCGGACCATCCGTCCGCTCTACGCCTGGACCCAGGCGACCCCCAAGTCGGTCTTCCTGGACGCGGCGTGGGACCGGTCGGTCCAGATCTGGCCGGGCATGGCGTTCGAGAAGACCTCGGGTGAGAACGTCACCCTGGTCTCCGCCGCCAGTCACCCGGTCTACGGCCTCGGCGCTCTGTACGTCGGCGGCGACGAGATCGACGAGGTGCTCGACTCGGGCATCAACGCCTTCGCGGTCTGGGCCCTCACGCCCGACGCGGAGTTCGAGATCCTCGCTCCGGCGTTCGACACCGGATCGACCTGGACCGACCCGGGCGACGGCACCATCAAGTTGGTGCACGCGATCGTGGACGGCGCGAACCGTGGCAAGTTGACGGTCGCAGGCCAGGGCGGTCGCGGCACCCTCACCACCAACCCGGTCGCGCGACTCCTCAAGGTCAACTCGGCGACCAAGATCACCATCGGCGGGCTGACCGGCACCGTCTAGTACGGGGCCTGACAGCACACCGACCAACGTCGAGACACAGACCAGAGAGAGAAGGACACGCACATGAGTCAGGGACTCGTTGCCACGGCCTCCGGCCTCCAGGGCAAGGTCGCGCGCAAGAGCGACGACTACGTCGCCAGCATCATCGAGCGTCGTGAGCGGGGCGCAAGCCTCACCCACGAGGCCAAGGTCAAGAAGATGGCCCTCATCCTCCAGGACGAGGTCTCCGGCATCCGTCGCCTCGGCGTCGGCATGATCGGCCCGATCCAGTTGAAGTTGCGCTACCAGGGCATCGTGCGCAACGTCCTCGTCGAGGACCCGGTCACCCCGGGCACCCCGGTCGAGTACGACGTCTGGGACGACCTCGGCCAGGCCTACATCCTGTCCGGCACCGAGGGCGAGGTCCGCGTGACCCCGTTCGAGGGCAAGCGCGTCCCGGTGCGGTTCTTCCGCATCGCCTCGCGTCCGGCGATCCGCAAGGAGGACTTGTTCTACCTCCGCATCAACGCGGTCGAGCAGGCGCAGGACGAGACCAAGCAGGCCATCCTCAAGCAGGAGGACTCGCGCCTCCTGGTCCTGCTCCAGGCGGCCATCACGGACTACGCCTCGCGCCCGGACCACACGGTCACGCCCAACCACAACATCACCGAGGCGTCCGGGTACCTCACCCCCGGCTCGCTCTACTCGGCGGTGGCGATGACGGACCTGCACGAGTTGCAGTCCGCTCGCATCCTCATCAACCCGTTCGACTTCCGCGACCTCTACCGCTGGGACATCAACCAGACCGGCTGGGCGTTCAAGGACCGAGTCGTCGCGGGCGAGACCATCACCTCGTTCGGCGAGTTCCAGATCCAGCGCTCGATCATCGTGCCCCAGGGCAAGGTGTTCCTCACGCCGGAGCCCAACTTCCTCGGTGTCTTCCCGGTGCTCTACAGCCTGGACGTCGAGGAGAACCACAACGTCGAGGCGTTCTGGAAGGGCTGGGTCTTCGACGAGATGGTCTCGATGGCCATCCTCAACCCGCGCGGCCTCGCCAGCATCACCAAGTCCTGACCTGCCACTAGGTCGGCTGAGCCGGAGCCCCCTCCCGTCATCGCGACGGAGGGGGCTCCATGCTGTCCCATGGCGACTCGCAGCGCCGTGAACCCTGTCCTGGAGCCCACTTCTCCGGGGAAGGGGTAGGAGACCCGACTGGGTCCCACTGACTCAAGGAGCCTGTCATGCCGGTCCTCGCCCCCGTGTACGTCCAGAACAACCAGGACGGCCCCACCGTTCTCGCGTCGGATCCCAAGGGAACGATCGTGGTCGAGTGGGCGGGCAAGGGCGACCCCACCGGAAACGACATCCAGCCGATCCCGGAGGAGATGCTCTCCCTCCCGTCGTTCACGCGAGCCCTCTCGCGCGGCGTGCTGACGCTCCTCAAGGACGAGAGCGACCCCGTCGCCGTCGCCGCCCTGGAGAAGCAGACCGCGTCCTGGCAGGCCCGCACGCAGCAGGCAGCGGCCAACGCCGTCTCGGCGATCGACCAGGCCAGCAACAACGACATCATCCAGGTCTCGTGCATCGGCCCGAACTCGCGCGGCCAGGGCCTCTGCGGAGAGCCGGTGGCCGTCCGCGAGAAGGAGCAGTACGCCAAGCCCACCCTGTGTGATCTGCACAAGGACCTCGCGCCGGAGTTCGTGCCCGAGTCCGTGCAGGAGGGCGACACGTCGCACACCCGGTGGATCCGTACCGTCATGAACCCGCGCGAGACCCAGCAGATCTGAGAGGAAGCACGATGAGCGAGCAGGACCTCGGTGCCGCAACCGGCACTCTGGACACGTCGGAGACCGGTGGAGCCCACTCGGGCACGGCCGTCGTCGACAGCGCGTCCATCGGCCTCCCGGAGGGGCGGGCCTTCCGCCCCGAGTCGGAGACCCGCGACCTGGTGAACGCGGCGTACGGCGTGGTCGACGCAGACCCGTTCCCCGTGGACGAGAATGAGATCCCCGAGGGCGAGATCGTCTCTGACCAGGTCATCCCCACCCCGGAGGACGAGGGGGCGATCCCCGTCATCGAGGGCGACCCGCAGCCGACCGACGTCACGTCGGACCCGGAGGTCCTTGCCGAGGCCGCAGAGGCCCAGGCAGAGCCCATCTCCGAGCCGGTGGCTGAGGAGGTCGAGCCCGTCGTCGAGCCCGTCTCCGAGGCTCCTGCGACCGAGGGAACGCTCCTCGCACCGGGGAGCGAGCAGGGCGCTGACGCGATCCAGGTCAACGACCCGACCGACTCGGTCGACTCGGTGCAGGCAGCCTCGGACGCGCTCGCCGCTGCCGACGCTGCTCTGGCTCCGGCCGCTGAGCCCCAGTCCTGATCCCGGCCTGAACCGAATACGAACGCGAGGAAGCAGGAGCCATGACGACGACAGACCCGAACCCGCCCATCACCCCGGTCGACACGACTGGTGGCATGGGATCCGCCGGAGCGCTGTCGCAGGGCACCGCGCGGACCGCGAGCAACGCGGATACGACCATCTTCGGCGGTGGCGGTGGCGAGGACCCCAACCTGGGGAACGTGAGCAACTCGGCCACCGGCACCATCTCGACGTCGGGGACGGACAGCGCCAACAGCGCGACCTTCGTCCCGACCGGGACCGGCATCTCCGGCGGTGAGCCGGACTCCACCCAAGGTGGCGGCTCGCTGAGGGTCGACGCCAACCCGGCCTACCGGGCTCCGTCCGGTCCGGTGTCGGTCGGCGCGAACGGCGAGTTGGACACCACGCGCACCGACTCGCCCACCTCGGGCACGGTGCTGGTGACCAACAAGGCGTACGTGAAGTCGACGAAGATCGCGACGATCATCACCGACGGGACCTACAACCTGGTCGTTGGCCAGATCGCCGTGCTCGTCGGCGTGGACGCCAACCTCGACGGGACCCAGACGATCGCGACGGTGCCGACCCCCGGCACCTTCACGTTCATCACGGACAAGCCCTCCGTGGACATCGTCTCGGCTGCTGTCATCGGCGGCTCGGTCTCGATCACGACGATGGGCTACCTGTCCGGCACGACCGAGTCGGCCAACGTCGGCGCGGTCCCCGCGACCGGTACCACGCCCCTCGTGGCTCCGACCGGCGTCACGGCCACGGCCACTGCTGGTGGCGGCGTGCTCCTCGGCTGGACCCCGGCTGCCCAGTCCGGCGGAGCAGTCGTAAAGCGCTGGTTCATCGAGTCCGACCGTGGCTACAGCCAGCACGTCCCGGCCAACGTCACCTCGTTCGACACCTCCAGCGCGTGGCTCCTCCAGGCCGACCAGCCCATCACCTTCACGGTGCGGGCCGCCAACGACTACGGCGACTCGCCCAAGTCGGTGGCCTCGGCCTCGGTCACGCCGAAGAACGTGAACTTCAACGACTACGCGGGCGGGGTCTTCCCGGACGCGGCGCTCAACCCGGTCTACACCCCGTCGGGCAACGTCAACTTCTTCCTGGTCGGCACCCAGAACCGCAACGGCATCAACTACACCTGGGTGCTCCCGCCCACGAACCACGCCTACAGCGCTGGCGTGCTCAAGGTGTTCAACGCGGCCACGGGTGTCCAGGTCGGCGGCGACTACGTGCTCGCAGGCAGCGCCAACAGCCAGGCGGTCACCGGGCTCACCTACGGCACCACGTACTACGCCACGGTGAGCATGACCAACAGCGTCGGCACGATCACCGACGACGCGGTCACCACGGTCGTCGCGCTGCTGGCCCCGGCTGCTGCGGCGGCTCCGACTGGTGTCGACGCGGGTGCTGGCTCGCACAACGCGACGATCACCTACGTCGACCCGGCGGACACGGGCGGCTCGGCGATCACCAGCCACGTCATCCAGTGGTCGAGCGACTCGTTCGTCACCGTCGCTGGCTCGACGACCGATGCGGTCTCCCCTGCCACGGCGTCGTCCGGCGCTGGCACCTGGAAGTTCCGAGTCGCGGCCGTCAACGCCGTCGGCACCGGAGCCTTCTCGGCGGCCTCGGCCAACGTCACGGTCGCCTGATCCAGCACTCCGGCAGCCCCAGCATCCCCACAGGGTGTTGGGGCTGCCGTGCTAGGTGAATAGATCTCTCATCTCTCGACTCATCCTGTCCGAGTGCCCGGACTTCCCACGAAGGGATGAGACCTCAGGAGGCTTCGCTCATGATCAACACGCCCGTCCTCGGACTTCGCAGCAACGTCGGGACCGACCCGTTCCTGCGGGACGACTTCGTCTTCAACTGGGACCTGCTCGACGCGGCCCCAGGCGTGGCCACGGGGACCGCCGCAGCCCGCTCGGCCATCACCTGGGCGGCGGGCCAGGCAGGCCGTCTCTATCTGGAGACCGACACCCAGAGGCTCATGCAGTGGACGGGCTCGGCCTGGGTCGACTGCTACCAGAACGCACAGTCGTTCATATCCAGGATCGACTCGGGCGGTGCCCTCGCGACGCCGGGTGCCGGTTCGAGCGCAACGTACTCGTTCCCGTCGATCACGCTGATCCGCCCCTCCACCCTCACGGGCTCGATCGTGATCCAGTCGTCCTGCCTGATGAGCATGGACATCTACATGACCTACGCGGCCATCGTGGACATCACCTCGGTCGCCCTGGTCAGCGCGATCGTGCGCCGGTTCCACGGCGCGACGGTCGGAGGGAGCAACGACTACTTCCAGACGACCGTCCTGTTCAAGACCGGCCTTCTCTCGGCTGGGGCGCACATCCCGAAGGTGTCCGTCGTGGCTGACGCGATCAACCACGGAGTGAACGGCCACGCGATCTTCCAGGCGACGGCGACTGCGTAGCACACGATGACCGCCGACTTCCGGGACCGCCAGTACATCAGCCAGAACGCCACCGACATCATCGGCTTGGCGATCAACTCGGCTGGTTCTCCGACGGATGCCGACGGCAACTACGTCACGGTGACGATGTTCGCCGAGAACACCAACACCCAGGTGTTCCAGCGAGGCACGACCCACCCCGGCATCGGGCTCTACGAGACGCAGTTGCTCCCCGCCGAGTCGAGCACCCCAGGGCCGGTCACCTTCGTCTGGACCTACGACCTCGACGCCATCGCCCAGGAGTACCGGACCTACGCCTACATCGGCGAGAGCGCCCCGGCGTACGACAACCTGGCTCCCGCGATGAAGGAGATCGTGGACGACGTCTGGATCCGCTTCGCCGACCTCTTCGACTCACCCGACGGCGGGCCGAACCTGCTGACCTACTTCCAGAGCAACTGGGGCCGGGGTCGCGTCGCGCAGTTGCTCAAGGTCGCGGTCGGCCTGCTGAACACCACTGCCCAGCCGTATCAGACCTACACCCTCGCCGACGGCCAGGGTGGCGGCATGTTCCCTGTCGAGCAGTGGGGATCGCTGCTTGAGACTGCGCTCTACGTCGAGTGCATCAAGCACCTTCGCCGGTCCTACGTCGAGCAGCCCGCCGTCATCGGAGCCGGAGGCATCACCCGGCTCGATCGACGCGACTACATGGACCGCTGGTCCGAGGTCCTCCGCGACGAGGCTCCGACGCTGCGGAGCCAGTTGGACACCTTCAAGATCTCGAACATGCAGTTGGGCCGCCCTCGTGTCCTGGTGTCCGGCGGCGTCTTCGGTCGTTTCGGTCCGACTCGTGTCGCTGGCTCGATGGCAGCCCGGCCCCGGTACTGGACGAGGTTCTACTGAGATGGCCCGGTGGATCTTTCCCGAGGATCGCACCGCGTACGTCTACACGGGCGCTCTGAACCCGCTACTCGAAGCGTCGACAACTCAGGGCATCCAGATCTTCCTGGAGCCCGAGTGCCAGACGCTCGCGGTCATCTGCGACATCACCCGGTCGGTCATCGTCGGGTCAACGATCTACGTCACGCCTGACGGTCTGCTGCCTTTCTTCTACGGGCCGCCCGAGGTCAAGGTGCTCTACGCGCGTGCCATCGGCCGGTCGCAGGTCTACCCGCTCGATGCGCTCGATGCTGCGCGCCTGCGCGAGATGGACAAGCACCAGGTGTGGGAGGGTCCGGCTCTCCCTGCCAACGGTGAGCGCACTCCTCCGTTCATCTGGGTCGACACGACGAACTCGCCTGACAACGCGGTCTACATGGTGGTCGACGACACCTTCTCCGACCTCTACACCGACATCTACGTCGACCTCTACGGAGGCGGCATCGGGTGGGTGGGACCGTGACGATCAACGTCCCCGAGCCGCCTCCTCGTATCGAGTGGGACCCAGGCCACGTCGATGACCACGAGACGATCCGCATCGCTCTCCAGGTGCTGGAGGACGCGGTCAACCGACCCCTCCCGCTGGGCCCGACAGGCCCCACGGGGCCCGTCTCGCGAGTCATGGGGCCAACCGGGCCAGCCGGTGGTCCTACGGGTCCTACGGGTTCGGCAGGCGCTAACTCCACCATCCCTGGTCCGACCGGCCCTACGGGCTCTCCGGGCGCAGCCAGCGCCGTCCCCGGGCCGACCGGTCCTACGGGTCCCTCGGGCGCTAACTCCACTGTCCCTGGTCCGACCGGCCCCACTGGTGCCGTGTCGACCATACCTGGCCCCACCGGCCCCTCAGGGGCCGCCAGCACCGTTCCTGGGCCAACTGGCCCGGCCGGGCCTACCGGGCCCACGGGTGCGGCATCCACGGTCCCTGGCCCGACGGGTCCGACCGGCTCGACGTCCACCACCCCTGGCCCCACAGGACCGACTGGTGCTGACTCGATCGTCCCCGGCCCTGCGGGGCCCACGGGACCGACTGGTCCGACCGGCGCAGCGTCGACCGTCACAGGGCCTACTGGCGCGACCGGCGGCTCGACTTCGGTGTTCGCCTACAAGGCGAAGACGTCGTCCACCTCAGGGGATCCCTCGTCCGGCTACCTGCTGTGGAACAACGCCAGCCAGGTGTCGGCGACGGAGATCAACGTCGACCGGCTGACCCAGGACAACCTGGATATCACCGTCGGCCTGACGACGCTGCGAGTGGGCGACCGGATCTACCTCCAGGACCTCGCGAACTCGGCGAACTTCCAGGACTGGCAGATCTCCGCAACGTCGAACCCGGGCGGCTACTGGACCCTGACGGTCAGCCTCAACGCCTCTGGCGGCACCGGCACCACGGGCTTCTCGAACAACGGCAACCTCGCCGTCGCCTTCGTCCGCCAGGGCGCGGCCGGACCCACGGGTCCGCTGGGCCCGACCGGCCCTACCGGAGCAGCCTCGACGGTTACTGGCCCCACTGGGCCTACCGGTGCAGACTCCACCGTCCCTGGCCCCACCGGGTCCACGGGACCGACCGGCCCGACGGGTTCTGCGTCGACCGTCCCCGGACCGACTGGACCCACAGGATCGGCGGGCTCGAACTCGATCGTGCCAGGACCCACGGGACCCACTGGTCCGGCAGGTGCCGCAGGTAGCAACTTCGTGGGACCTCGTTGGTTCCCCGGGATCGGATAGAGGAACGCCATGCTGATTCTCGCCACGACGTCGGAGGTCATCCGCGTCAACACCTCGGCGACGGCCGCCCTATCGGTGCACGCCTCGTGGATTGACGCCACGGTCAGCGCTGGGGTGACCACGACGACGCCGGACAGCACTAACACGTCGATCTCCTCGATCGGCAATACCACCCTGGTCGCATCACCGGCCTCCGTGACCCAGCGATCCATCGAGTTGCTCACGATCCACAACGAGGACGCCTCGATCTCGAACACGATCTCGGTCGTGCACTACGACGGGACCGTCGCGGCCACTCTCTTCTCGACGATCCTGGCCGCTGGAGAGTCGCTGATCTACTCCTCGGGCGTCGGCTTCATCCACGTCAACAGCGCAGGCATCCCCATCACCAGCGGGGCCAGCGGAGCGTCGGACGTCCAGCCCTTCTCCGTCAACGGGACTTGGACCAAGCCGACCAACTTCGTCCCGAAGTTCCACCGCGTCCTTCTCTGGGGTGCCGGTGGCGGCGGTGGCGCTGGTGCGTCCCTCGCCACGGCTGTCGTCGCCAAGGGTGGCGGCGGTGGCGGTGGTGGTTGTGCGAACTGGCGCGACTTCACCTCGGCTGATCTTCCGAGCACGGTAGCGGTCACCATCGGGACCGGAGGTTCGGCCGGAGCCAAGGGTGCCGCAGGTGCCGGTGGTGGCGCTGGCGGAGTCGGCGGCACGACGACGTTCGGCACGTATCTCTCCGCCTTCGGCGGTGGGGGTGGCTCCGGTGGAACTGCTTCTGCTCAGATCACTGGCGGTGGCGGAGGCGGTGGCACGGCTGGTGCAGGGGTCACTGGTTCAGGTGCCGCTGGCGCTGGTGGCTACCCCTGGTACAGCGCGGCCCCGACCTCCGGCGGTTCCGCTGGTGGCGCTGGCGCTATCGGCGGTGTCGCGCAGACTGCTGCTGCCACGGCAGCCACGAACTGCGCCGAGTGGGGCGGCGGTGGCGGTGCTGGTTCCGCGAACCCGCCGACCGCGACTGGCCCGGCTGGTGGCTCGTCCATGCGCGGCGGCGGCGGCGGCGGTTCCGGCGGTGGACACACAGCAACCCCGACCACGACCGTCGCTGGCCCCGGTGGGGCTTCCAACAGTTATGCGACCGGCGGCGGCGGCGCGGCAGGCACTGACGGTGGCTCAAGTTCACCCGGTGGTACCGGCAGTCCCGGTGCTGCCGGGAGCAGCATCATCGGTGGATCCGGTGGTGGCGGCGGTGGAGCAACGATCTTCGCTGGTGGTGCCGGTGGCGATGGCGGTGTAGGTGGCCTCGCGGGTGGTGGCGGTGGCGGTGGTGGCGTCGGGATGAACCCGGGCCTCGGCGGCAACGGTAACCTCGGCGGCTCCGGCTACGGCATCGTGCTGTCCTGGTAGGGGTTCTGCCTACGAAGGGGTAGAGAAGATTCGATGGGATAGGAGGGCAGGTAGTGCCGCCGACGTTGCGTACGATCCCGCTCGCCGGTCCCGGAGCCGCAGGCCCTACCGGGCCCACGGGGCCCGCATCGACCGTGCCAGGACCTCCAGGGCCGACCGGCCCGACGGGTCCCTCGGGCTCTGGTGGGGGAGGCGGCGGATCTCTTGCCTACAACCAGGCCGTCCCGACAGACACCTGGGTCATCGTCCACAGCCTGGGGTTCAATCCCAACGTCACCGTCGTAGACAGCGCCGGTACCACCGTCGAGGGGTCGATCTCCTACGACAGCAGCACCCAGATCACCATCACGTTCTCGGCTGCCTTCTCTGGCACCGCGTACCTCTCGTAGGAGACTGACATGTCGCGCAAGTTCCTGGTCAACCTGGACCTGAACCAGAACGAGTTGCAGAACGCGCGGATCCAGAACCTGGCGTCCGCGCCGGGCTCTCCGCTCTCCGGCCAGATCTACTACGACACCGCGATCGGCTCCCTCCAGTTGAGGAACGCCACGGCCTTCTTCGGCGTGCTCGATGGTGGTGCGATCGCACAGACCAAGACGGGCGCTCTGACACTGACCGGTGGCCTGGCGGTCAATACCGTCGGCATCACGGGCAACAAGGAGATCAACCTCACCGGCACGGGTGCCAACTCTGTCGGTGGCAACTTCACGGGCGTCATCCTGATCGCCAGCGGCAACACGGGTGCTACCAGCGCCTCACGCTACGCGGGTGCCACCGCGACCGTCGCTCCTGCCTCCGGCACCTACGCAGTCGGCGACTTCGTCATCGCGCAGAACGGGAACGTCTTCGTCTGCACTGGTGCAGGAACCCCCGGCACCTGGACTCAGGTCGGCTCCTACCTGCTCGGCACAAACAACACCTGGACCGGCACGAACGCCTTCAACGCGGCGGTTTCCGGCTCGGGCACGATCACCACGACCAACACTCACCAGGGCACGCAGTTCACGGCGACCGGCCAGACCGGTGCCGCGACGAGCACCAAGTACGCAGGAGGCAACGCCGCCGGTGCACCTGGGTCCGGCACCTACGCCACGGGTGACTGGACGGTCACGACCGGCGGCGACATCTACGTCTGCTCGGCCGGTGGCACGCCTGGCACCTGGGTCCGCGTCGGCTCCTACCTCCTCGCGGCGACCAACTCGTGGTCCGGTGCGAACACCTTCACCAACGGCGTCGCGGTCAACACCGTCGGCATCACGGGCAACAAGGAGATCAACCTCACCGGTACGGGCACCAGCGGCGTGGCGGGTACCTTCACCGCGACTGCGCTCATCCCCTCCGGTCTGACCGGCGCAGTCGCCGCCTCCCGCTACGTCGGAGCCACAGCCTCGATCGCCCCGACCACCGGAACCTTCGTGATCGGTGACTGGGTCATCACCCAGACCGGCGCGATCTACATCTGTACCACTGGCGGAACGCCCGGCACCTGGACCGGCGTCTCCGGCTCGGCTGGCTACACCACGGTCAAGGCCAACAACGCGGCAGCCATCACAGCCCGCACCGTCCTGAACTTCATCAACGGCACGTACACCACCGCGACCGCCGTCGACAACGCCTCACAGTCTGACATCAAGTTCGAGGTCGTCCCCGGCAACATCACGCCGAACCTCCTCGGCCTCGCGACAGCCGACTGGTCGAACAACTCCAAGCGCATCACCAACCTGCTCGACCCCTCCGCAGCCCAGGACGCAGCGACCAAGTCCTACGTCGACACGCTGGTCCAGGGGCTCGACTGGAAGGCCTCGGTCCGCGCCGTCGCCACCACCAACGGCACCCTCGCCTCGGCCTACGCCAACACCTCGGTCGTGGACGGCGTCACCCTGGCGACGGGTGACCGCATCCTGCTGGCAGGCCAGACCACCGCGTCGGAGAACGGCATCTACACCGTCAACGGTGCCGGTGCTCCGACCCGAGCGACGGACGCCGACGCCAACGCTGAGATCTCGCGTGGAACCGTCGTCCCGATTGAGCAGGGAACGGCCAACGCGAACACGTTCTACTACTGCACCGCGACCGGCGCGACCCCGTGGGTGCCCGGAACCTCGACCTCGACCTGGTCGTTCATGTTCACGATCACCTCGACGCAGGCTGGTGCCGGTCTCACCGCGACGGCCAACGTCATCGCCGTCGGCCAGAACGCGAACAACACGATCGTCGTCAACGCCGACGACATCACGGTCAACCGCACCGGTACCTCCGGCTCGCACGTCGCCGTGCTCTTCACGACCGCGACGCACGCCTCCGCGACCTCCATCGCGATCACCCACAGCCTCGGGCAGCAGTGGGTGGTGGCCCAGGTCTACGACGTGGCATCCTCGACCGAGGTGGAGTGCGACGTGGTCCTGACGTCCACTACGGTGACCACGTTCAACTTCGCCGTGGCCCCCGGCGCGAACTCGCTCCGCTTCATCATCTGGGGCTGAGTCTCGCTCGGCTCATATCTACTCAGGAGGATCCACCGTGGCGGTCACCAGTCTCGACGGAATCGTCGCGGGACTCCTCCCGTCGTACGACGTATGCAAGGTCGCCGTCACGTCCAAGGCTGCCGGTGTGTATCACTCGTCGATCCTCCTGGCTGGTATCCCCGGTGCTGCGGCAGCAGCCGCCACGCGCACCCTGGCTGCGCCCACAGCACTCACGGCATACGCAGGCTCGATCCCCTTCCCTGCTACCGTTGGTGGCAAGAACATCCATCTGGCCAACCTGGAGGTGAGCCATGGTGGCAACGTCGGAGCAGTCTCGATCTGGGACCGCCTCTGGCAGGTGGACACGGTGACCTCAGGCATCGTCGTCACGACCTTGACCGCGCAGACCATCACCCTGGTGGCCCTCCCGCCTCGTGACATGAACGGCTCGATCAACGGCGAAGGCGTGATGGCCGCCGTCGAGGTTCAGACAGCCACCACCAACGGTAGTGCCATCGCGAACATGACGATCTCGTACACCAACTCAGCGGGCACGGCTGGACGCACTGGGGCGACTCTCTATACCTTTCCCGCCACGGCGGTGGCTGGCTCGATCGTCCCCTTCTCCCTCCAGGCTGGCGACACCGGCATCCGTTCGATCCAGTCGATCACCCTCGGTACCTCGCTCGTGACCGGCACGGTCTCGCTGATCCTCTACCGACAGATCACGACGATCGGAACCCCGCTGGCGAACACGTCGTACGCCAAGGACTCCATCGCGATGGGCCTCCCCCGGATATACGACACCTCCTGCCCGTTCATGGTCTACCTGCCCACCGCCACCGCCGTTGGCGTTGTGGACGCCCAGGTCACCTACACCCAGAACTGACTGCCGATGCGTCCCGGATTCGGCAGGAGTCTCAAGTCCTCTCGCGTGACGAGGGAACTGCTCACGTGGAACAACGGCTCGCTCGGGCTGGCTCTCGACACTGTCCCCGAGGGCGGTGGAAACAGCGGGGTCTTCTTCGCCTCCGGTCGTCTGACCAACGTCGTCGGAAGCGCACAGGATCGCGTCAACCTCTCCGCCGGGTGCTCGGCCGAGTGGTTCGACATGGGTTACCAGCAGCCAGAGGACTACCTGTCTGAGGACACCCAGAACTTCATCAGCGGTGTCGGCGGCTGGTATCCACTGGCTGGCGGCGGTGCCACGATCACCACCACTCTCTCGACCGACGGCCACGGCCGGATGGGGATGATCCACTTCCCCGTGGCATCGACGCCGACGCTGACCTCGGGCGTCTCGCTCAACGTGGACGGTCTTGAGCGCGGACAGGTATACACGCTGGTCACCGACGCTTTCGCCAACTGGAGCAGCGGATCGCTGATCATCAGCACCGACGCCTCGGTCAACTTCGCTCCCCCCGGATTCTCCCAGTCCCTCCCCTTAGCCAACGTCTGGGGCGTCATCGCCGTGTCGTTCATCGCCGATGACGAGACGGCCGTTATCTCGGTGCGCAACAACTTCGCTGTTTCGAGCGGCCTTTCCGGCTATCTCGACAATGTCCGGTTCTACAACGGCGTCGGGAACACCGGGACACGGGTGTACCAGACGATCAAGGACCCGGTCATGCGTGCCTGGTCCGGGCTCGTCGAGCCTCAGGACTTCTGGGCACCGTCAGATACGCCCACCCATGTCTACTTCTCGGGAGGCATGGCTCCGGGGTTCGGAATGGCGCAGAACTCCGGATCTCCCAGCGCTGCCAGGGTCAATCCTCGACGTCTCGACGACGCCTATCGCGGAGTCACCTACGTCGATGACTCAGGGCAACCAGCCAGCAGTCTCGACCTCTTGAGCCCTCGCGCCGAGCGGAAGATCGGGACTCAGACGATCGCCTACCGTCACCCTGGCTCGGCCTTCCACTCGATTCTCTACACGCTGCCGCCCGCTGCTGGCGGGACCGTGTACCGTGGCAACTACCCGCGAAACCCGATCATGGCGCTGCCGTGGTACATCGGCGGCTTCTTCAAGACCACCCATTCAGTCTGGAACTTCTTCGGTTCCTACACCAACTACCTCGTCGCCGCCGTATCCTTCGCGCCGGGCGTGACTGATCTCCGACTCCTCTACTCCAACGACACGCTCACAACCGCCGGGACCATCGGATACCTCGCGATCACGTACAACACGTTCGCGTCCGATGTGGGCTTCACTCAGTGCACGACCGTCCCGGTCAACGACGGCAAGTGGCACCACTGGTTCATCTGGGTCAATGCGAGCGGAATCCCGACGCTGTACGTCGATGGGATCGGAACGGCGACACCGTCATCCGGAGGACCAGCAACTTCCGTGCTGACGAAGACGGCCGTCACCATCGGGCAGAACTACTTCACCGGCTTCGACGGTGACCAGGGGTTCAATGCCATGGGCGATGCGACTAACGTGACCGTCGATCGCATCAAGTACCTCGCCTCGATGCGGACACTCCCCGATCACGTGATGGCGATCAACGGGTCGAACAGCCTGATCAACGCCGATAGCAGCACGTTCCACTACGACCCCGTTACTGCGACCTGGACACAGCCGATCAACGGCCGCCTCTCGGCGTGGGACGGGGCCGGATGGTCGCCCCAGCCCAAGGTGCGCGACAACGTCTCCGGAACCTGGGAGAGGCCCTGATGTCGAAGACCGCGTATGACCCCTTCAACGTCTTCCAGGCGGCCACGGATCCGACCTTCCCGACACCCAAGTCGGGAGACGTCTATCGCAACACCTCGACCGGTGCACTGCGTATCTACCTGTCTGGCGCGTGGACTGATCTCCCCTACCCGATCACCGTCTCGGGCATCGCCCCTTCTAGCCCGGCTCAGGGTGCGGTGTGGGTCGATACATCGAGCCCCGGCTTCGACGTCACGGCCTACCAGTTGTCCGGCCGGAACTCGGTGCACAACGGCGCGATGCGCGTGTCCCAGCGAGGGACGACCGGAGCCGGTTCGACCAACGCGACGACCGGCATGAACGGCATGGACCGCTGGATGGCCTACCGCAACGGCTTCGTCGCGGGCCTGACCTGGACCCAGATCGCTGCCTCTCTCCCGGTCGGGTTCGGCAACTCGCTCCGTGTTCAGCGAGACAACGCCAACGCCGCGACGGGTGCTCTGCATGTCTGCCAGACCTACGAGAACGAGGGCTCGGCTCGCTACCAGTCCAAGCCCGTCGTCCTGTCGTTCTGGGCCAAGTGCGGAGCCAACTTCTCTGCTGCCTCGTCCTTCCTGACGGCCACTCTGGTCTCTGGCACCGGCACCGAGGTCACGGCTGTGACGACGGCTGGTCCTGCGTTCGTTACCGGCAACGTCGCAGAGATCTCGACCAACGTCATCCTGACGACATCGTGGCAGCGCTTCGTCATCAGCGATGCCGGGCTGGCCTCCGGCCTGACCCAGGTCGCCATCGACTTCGGCTACGTACCGGTCGGCACCGCCAGCACCAACGACTGGTTTGAGGTCACGGGTGTGCAGTTGGAGGAGGGGCTCGTCGTCACCCCCTTCGAGTCCCGCCCCTACGCCCTCGAACTCATCCTCTGCCAGCGCTCCTACTGGCGGATCATCGTCGATGGGTCTGCTCAGAAGTGGCTAGGGGCAGGGCAGTGGACAGCCACGACCGGCGCTGCTGCCTCTATCTCGTTCCCAGTGAAGATGCGTGCTAAGCCGACGATGGCAGTATCGGGGGTGACCTCATTCCTCGCGACCGGCCCCTCGGGATCCGGCATCGCCTCGACCGCGATGACGCAATCTGCGTCCAGCCATGAGGCCCTGTCTGTCGTGACGGCCACCGTCGCTTCTGGAGGTACCGCAGGAAACGCCTGCTTCTTGGCCACGAACGCCACCAATGGAACCTGGATCGACTTCTCGGCAGAGATCTAGCCAGGGCTCGCTCCTAAGGACCCTTGGGTACTAACCTGCCTACATGCCGCAGTCCAAGACCCACCTCAAGCGGCGGGTCAAGAAGTCAGGAAGGAAGCCCATGACCCAGCCCTCCGCTCCCGAGGCCCCGGTCGAGACCGACGCCGAGAAGGTCGCTCGCGCGCAGGTCATCATCAACCTCCAGCGAACCCGCATCGCCGAGGAGACCGACCACTCGATCGGGCTTGAGAGCCAGTTGATCACCGCCCAGGCGAAGATCGAGCAGCAGCAGCAGATCATCACCGGCATGGTCGCCGAGATCACCCGCCTCAAGGAGATCACGGGCGAGGACCTGCTCGTTGGGATCCCAGCCGACGAGGATGAGCCCGGTCTCGACGAGCCCTCCTGACCGATGGACTACCCCAACTGGTTCGCCCAGTCCGCCCAGGGGAACTTCGAGCAGGGCTTCCCCACCGACCGACCGATCCGCGTCCTCCAGATCGGCGCGTACGTCGGCCACGCCTCCGAGTGGATCCTGAACCACATGGCCGAGGGCTCGCACCTCACCGACGTCGACACGTGGGAGGGAACGGCCAACGAGGAGATCCACGGAACCTTCGACTGGGACGACGTCGAGACCACCTACATGGAGCGAGTCGCCCCCTGGTACGGCGGTCCGCTCGACATCTTCCGAGGCACCAGCGACGAGTTCTTCTCGGCCTGCTCGACCGACGAGTTCGACTTCGTCTACATCGACGGATCGCACGAGAAGGCCCAGGTCGCCAGGGACGCGGAGAACGCCTGGATCGCACTCGCGCCCGGCGGCATCATCGCGTTTGACGACTACGTCTGGCGAGCACCCGACCCGGCAAACGCGCCGCGACCAGCGATCGACGAGTTCCTCGAAGCCGCCAAGGGCGAGTACGACCTGCTGATCAGCAACGTGCAGGTATGGCTCCGCAAGCGGCCTGAGCCCCGGCGTGCGATGAGGGTCGCCGTCTACGCCATCGCGCTCAACGAGGAGAAGCACGTCGCCCGCTGGGCCGAATCGGCCAAGGAGGCAGACCACCTGTTCATCCTCGACACCGGCTCAGCCGACGCCACGGTCCGGCTAGCGAAGGAGAACGGCGTCCGCGTCATCACCGAGTTCTTCGACGAGTGGCGCTTCGATGTCGCCCGCAACTCGGCGCTCGCCTGCCTCCCGACCAACATCGACCTATGCGTGTCGCTCGACCTCGACGAGGTGCTCACCCCGGGCTGGCGCGAGGCCCTGGAGGATGCCTGGTCCCGTGGCATCACCCGGCCCCGTTACCGCTACGTCTGGAACTGGAACGAGGACGGGTCCGAGGGGACCGTCTTCGAGGCCGACCACATCCACCACCGGCTCACGCACGAGTGGCGTCATCCGGTACACGAGACCCTCACCCCTCGGCCAGGCTTCACCGAGATCACCGGTCGGGCCGACCTGGAGATCCATCACCACGCCGACAACTCGAAGAGCCGGTCGCAGTACCTCCCGCTGCTCGAACTGGCTGTCGCCGAGGACCCCACCGGAGATCGAAACATCTACTACCTCGCCCGCGAGTACCTCTCCGTCGGTCGGAGAGACGAGGCTGCTGCGATGTTCCACCGGCACCTGGCCTGCTCGGCCTGGGACGCCGAGAGGAGCCGGGCGATGATCTACCTGGGCGGGATAGAGAGAGAGCACACCGAGGGGTGGTACCTCAAGGCCGCTGCGGAGGCCCCAGGGCGTCGTGAGCCGTGGGTGGCCCTGGCCAACCACTACTACCTCCAGGGGGCCTGGGAGGGCGCTCTGTGGGCTGCGAAGAAGGCCCAGGCCATCACCGAGAAGCCGCTGGACTACCTGTGCGAGCCGTGGGCCTGGGACAGCCACCCGTGGGACCTCGGGGCCATCGCGGCGCACCACCTCGGACTACGCGACCAGGCGGTCAAGATGGGCCAGATGGCTCTAGGATGCTCTCCTGACGATGAGCGGCTCAGGGGCAACATCGCGTTCTACCGCGCTGGCTGACCCTGCCCTGGAGCCCCGCTCGCCGACGAAGGGGTGAGAGGAGGCCCAGATGCCCGTCCCGGTCCCGTTCGTCCCCCAGAGCAGCCCTGTCGTCCCAGACAGGCAGCCCTACTACGTCCGCGATCGGCAGCCTTGGGCGATCACTCAGGAGATCCAGCGGCACGACGAGGCGCTCTACAGCCTCGGCGAGTACGCGGCCTTCGCCCTGATGTGGCACGAGCAGGACTTCACCGCTGGCCGGGTCGGCCGCTGCCCTACCTGCTTCCTGGCCGAGGGGCGTGTCGCCAAGGCCTACGGGCAGGGCGACCGGAACCGCTGTCCTGACTGCTTCGGGACGACCTTCGAGGGTGGCCTGCGGGCCCTGATCTTCCGCCCCGCGCTGTTCACCGAGGTGGATGAGGACGAGCAGAAGACGGCCCGTGGCATTGCGCGTCCGGCCGGTCTCAACGTCGAGTCGACCCAGGACTTCCGCATCCTGCATGGCGACTACGTCTTCCGCGCCAACGGTCACCGATACCAGTTGCGCGTTCCCGAACGAGTCACCCTTCGGACCGGCTTCGGCACCCCGTACCAGTCGACGACGTCGATCGGCTACAACGTCGGCCGGGCTGCCCTGGAGGACGTCAACGCCTCGGTGGCCTACGACATCCCGCCGACCGCCACGACGCTCAGGACGATCCTCAGTCAGGGCCGCTACGTCCCATTCGACTTCTCCGCCTACGAACAGGTGCACGCCCCACTCATCCCCACGGAGGACGACTGATGAGCCTGCTCTGGGCCCGCGTCGGATCGTGGGAGGACGCCTCGCCGGAGGCTCGCGAGCACCGGGTGGAGCGCGTGAAGAACTGGGTCGACCGGCAGAAGACGACGCCGAACGACTATGCCCATGTCTCCGAGATCCCCGACAACTTCGGCCGGTGGGCTCACCCCGAGAAGGCGCACGAGGTCTCGCGCGGACTGTGGGGGGCAAGCGCCACGCTGGGCAACGTCCACACCCACCACCTGCCGTGGAAGGATGTCCCGCTCGATGGGGCCTTCCACTACACGCAGCCCACTTATATCCCGGGGATCGTCCATCACAAGATCGACAGCGCCCACATCGAGGATGAGTACCCCGAGCACGACGAGCAGTTCGACGAGCATGAGCCGACAGAGGACCCGATCGTCGTCCACCACCAGGGACAGCACTATCTCCTCGATGGGCACCACCGCTTCATGGAGCATCGGCTGCTGGGCAAGCCGACGATGCAGGCTCGGGTCTTCGACGCCGACGACCCCAAGGCCGGACCGGAGCACTGCCACGAGTGCCAGGAGCACAAGGAGTACTGCTCCGACTGTGGTGGCACCCCGGACTGGGAGCGCGACTGATGAGCCTGCTCTGGGTGAAGGCCGCTGCTCCGACTGATTCACTCCGGCTGTATCGGGGCGAGGGCTCACATGAGGCCCCCTCCTACTACCCGGCCAAGAGCGACATGGCAGGCGGGTGGTGGACGACTAACCTCGACTCAGCCACGCGATATTCCAAGACTCAGCCTGACGGCAAGGTCTACCACCTGGATGTGCAGCCGCACGAGGCAGAGGCCCAGGGGCTGCCCGGCTACTACTTCGTCCATGATCCTGCGGTGCGCGGGCGTCGAGTGGAGCACTCAGATGCTGACTGAGATCCCGGAGATCACCCTGTCGTCGGACCCTGATCGCATCCTCATATTCGTCGACAAGTTGAGTCCTGCAAAGGCTCGCGCAGCGGCGAACGAGGCCTGCAACATGGCCCGCAAGCGGATGCCCAAGATGTCCGGCGCGAGTGCCCGCCATATCCAGCCGCTCTACGGCAAGGGCTTCTTCGGCATCTACTTCCCGGATCGCTACACCTGGTTCCAGGAGCAGGGCATCCGGCCCTTCACGATGAACAACCTCCAGGGCAAGACGATCCCTATGTGGGTCAAGGACTCTGACGGGAAGTTGCGCGCGAAGAACCCGAAGATCAAGACCAAGACCACGGAGGACGGCCGGACCCTCGTGCTGATCTTCCGCAAGGCTGCGATCAAGGGCTCGCGCAAGGTCGTCTACCGGCGTGACCCGGTGACTGGGATCCGCACCGTCGTCTCCGACAAGCCGCAGTCCTACCCGGGTGCTCCTGGTCGCATCGGCACCCGCGTCGGCAAGAACGACACTGGCCAGAACGCGGGCCAGATCGCTCGGACCAACGTCGGTGTGCGCTGGCGTCACCCCGGTCTCGCGCCGAAGTTGTTCCTCAACAACTCGATGGCCCTGGCTGCGCAGCGATACGGCATCCTGCCGGTGCGCGTCTACATCGCCGACCGCAACTGGCGCGGGGAGTTGGGTCACTGATGAGCCTGCTCTGGAAGAGCGCGATGGCGTGGCATGACGACGACCCCGAGACCGACCCCGACGGGCTCGGCGAGGTCCAGGGCCGCCGCCCCTACTACAAGCGCCGAGAGGATCTCGTCGACCACATCGCCGACGTGCATGACGTGCCGCGCGAGAACGCCGACCGAGCCCTGGAGAAGATCGAGAACCACATCGAATCCGGCAACCTCGCCGACTCCTCGCACTTCGGCTTCTCCGGCTACGCCAGCGGCCAGGCCCGAGCCGATGCTGGAGGCGCGGAGATGCGCACCCCGGAACTGTGGCACCGGGCCCACGTCGCGGATGTCCCGCTCAAGGGGATGAAGGCCTCCCAGTCGTGGGTGCGGCCGAGCGGCGTCGCGCACAACCTGTTCCACCCGGGCTCCCGAGCGCCCGAGGAGGACGGGGCCGAGGGCGATCCGGACTACAACCCCGAGTGGGACGAGGACCGACACCGCGAGATCGACGACATGGTCGGCAGCAACTACGGCGGGAAGCCGCAGCCGAAGACCGACCTCCCCCGGTTCCTCAAGCACACCGATGGGTCCTACACCTGCCTCGACGGGCACCACCGCGTCTCGGCCGACCTGCTGCTCGGCAAGGAGTCCATCCCTGGTCGGGTTATCCACGAGAAGCAGTTGGCGAGGACCGCATGAGCCTGCTCTGGGTCCGCTCGTTGCTGGCCGACGACCTGTTCGACCCCGACGAGAACGAGTGGATGCACGGCACCGACGAGGACACCGCCAACGACCTGCACAAGCACGACTCCGGGTTCCACGGGCTCCAGGTGCACGGGCCCGGCCTCTACGTCACCCGCAACCGCGACCATGCCGAGCAGTACGCCAAGGCCACCGCGCAGTTCTCCGGCAAGCGGCCGGTGGTGCAGTACGGCGTCGTGCACTCGGAGAACCCGGTCAGCGTCACCCACCGCCAGTTGGAGGGGCTCGGCCGGGAGTTCCGCGACGCGCATCCCGGTGGCAACAAGGACTACAACGACGCGGCGATGGGCAACCTCGCGCTGCGGGCCCGGGGGCACGACTTCATCCACGTCCACGAGGGCGTCTACGGAGACCCGATCGACGTCGGCATCATCGTCAAGCCCCGCCGCTGGATCCCCACCGAGGACCACGACGTCAAGGACGAGTCATGAGCCTGCTATGGCGCACTGCCACCGACGTCAGCCTGATGCCTGGCTCTCGCCACTTCGCTCCTCCAAGCGAGGAGGACGAGCGTCGGCGCGACGAGCAGCACCACGAGCACCGCATGCACCAGTGGCTGCGCGACGCCGGATTCGGCGATTCCCCTTGCGGCTACGGGAACTGCCCGGCCTACAGCGAGCGCCACGATGAGATGATGGATAAGGCGTACTTCGCGCCGAAGGGTCCGATCGAGACACACGCCCCTGGCTCGATCCACCTGCGTGGGTACGAGAAGGTCATCGACCCGGCGACCGTCATCCGCTACATGAACCACCCGCCGAGCAAGCCAGCGCACGTCTTCTCCTACGACGGGCAGCACCACATCCTGGACGGGCACCACCGGCTCCTGGCAGACACCATCGCTGGTCGGCCACTCACCTTCGAGCACACGAATCTGGATGAGTCATGACCGAGCAGAAGTCGGCGTTCCGTCGTTTCCTGGATGCGATCCCGGTGATCCTCTCATCCCCGGTACATCTCGTCTGGCTCCTCATCCTGCTGATCTGGCTGGTTCCCGTCGCTGTCTTCCTGCCGTCGTGGGTGCCGGTGAACATCGCGCTCGCGCTGGGCAACTACACCAACGTCTCGTCGGCTCTCGCGGCTGCCGTCGCGGCAGGTGCCAGCGTCGCGGCAGTGCACCACTCGAAGACGAACAAGAAGGCGATCGAGGACAACCACGAGGAGATCCAGCGCATCCTCTCCGATCACCACGAGGCGATGCGCAAGGAGATGCAGTCGATCGGCACGAAGGCTGACAGGGTGAGTGCCCAGAGCCCGATGAAGGAGGCCTGAGGTGTACCTCTCCGCCCTCAAGACCATGCTCGTCGAGGCCATCCAGGGGACCTTCGACGCGCAGTACCCGGTCGCGAACTTCCGTGATGTCCACTGCTCGATTGAGTACCCCGTCGAGCCGCAGAACTACCCAGGCATCTGGGTCGACTACGACGACACCCAGCCTCTGGTCACTGCGGGTGTGGACCACCACGAGATCACGGTCGTCGGAAGTACTGTCAGTCGCTACCGGCGGTGGAAGTTCACCGGCTACGCCACCTTCACCATGGCCGCCCTCAGCAGCCTGGAGCGAGACAGGCTCTTCGACGAGGTCGTCCGGGTGATCGCGTTCGGGGCCGCTGACCCGTCCACGTTCCGGTTCCGCCAGTTCATCGAGGACAACGACCTCATCGCAGCCAACTTCAACTTCGACAAGATCGAGGTCCGGGGGAACGCGGCCATGCCGGGGACGCCGTGGGGGACAGATGAATACATCTATGAGCGGACGATCAACATGGAGGTCGTCGGCGAGTTCGTCAGCGACGCCGAGACGGGCCTGCTCGTCCCCCTGAGCCGCATCCTGGTCGATCCTCCGACCGTCTACATCCCGGCCGATGCGACGGAGGTGGGGGTCCCCTCAGAGCCCGCACCGGACGGCTGGGTCTGAGGGGTCTCCTGTCCGGCAGCCGACCTTCCCCAGGAAGGGGTGGAAGGCCGTCCGATCGTCGAGTCCCGAGGAGTGAGTCGTGGTCGACTTCACCCAGTTCCAGCCTCCGGGCGTCTACGTCCAGGACGACTCCCAGCCGGTGGTCACCTCGACCTCCCAGCCGGGGGGCGCTCTGGTCATCGTGGGCCCCGGTCTGGGCTACCAGACCTACACGGAGACCGTCCGTGCGTACTCCACGGCAGCGTCGTACGTCTACCTCGCGCAGCGTGGCATCCACACCACCGCAGTGACCGGCCCTCCGGCCATCGCTGCTCCGGTGGTCAAGGACATGGCTGGC